AGTGTTAAACGTCTATCGTACACTTTTGAGTTCCTTCCGTGATAACCACTTATGTAGGCGATTACCAAGTTGTTTATTAAATACCTTGAGACAGTTTGCATAATACATATTTAACAGTATTTATAGATATAAAATGAACGAGATTTTTAACACACTAAAGGACAAATTCCCATTCCTGAGCCTCATAAGGAAGGGCGAGCTGGAGTACGTGGGCATAGTGCAGAACGAAGACATTAACGTGATCAGCTTCTATGATTACGGCAGGCTGATGATGCCGCAGGACAAGATGCATTTCTTGAAGTGTGGAGAGATTTGGTGGCACGAATCCAATCGTAAATTACCAATAAACATATTCCTCAAGGGAGATTTCCGATACTTCCGTACAACACTGATCACATTGAACGTCAAGGATGTAGAGATAGTGCATGGCCCAACAGTCAAGCTGTCAGACATCTCAAAGAAACGGGTGAAGAGAAGAACCATACAGCTGGTTAGACGTCCCGTCTAACTTCTATCTTTTTCAATATACTTTTTGTAATACACAGTCAGCGGACTGTCTGGTTGATAAGAACGATCACACTCGCTTGGGTAAATTATTTGGGTTGGCTTCTTAAGTTTCTTTGGGAGTTTTTTAGTGAGTTTTTTAATCTTGTGTTGCACTAAAGCTATATTTAGCCCTGCTTATCAAATTCATCTGAACCACTATGGCCTGTGCGTAAGCGACTGCGTGTGACTTCTTGAAGAAGTATGACCCATCTGTTGGCTTGATCCACACATCTTTCATTATGTCTATCCAGTCTTTGTACATCAACTGTCTCTTAGCCGGACGTATTATGGCCAACACCGCCGCAAGTTGTTCTATGGTCTTTGGTTCTAATTTGGACACTATGTTGAAATGACCATTCAGGTGGAAGAGGTTCTCAACTGTCTTTGGATCCTTCAGCATGTCCCACTCCGGTTCCTGTATCATCAGCTCTACTAGTTCCTGTTCTGATTTGACTTCCTTGTATATGTTCACATTCAGACAGTCTATCTTGAAGTAGCCCCTGTCTTCTGCATTCTTGTAATCTAACGATGCATGGCCTGTGACAGGATGTTCCGGCACGGCATGGAAGTACACTCCGGTCTTGTGTTTCTCTGTCTTATCACCCTTGATCATCGAGGCCGGAGTGTGTTTGAACAGTTTCAGTGTTCCGTCCCTGTCAAAAAAATCTATGTCTACGTCAGGCATTAGTGTACACTTCCTTTGTCTTTCTCGTTGTGCTTGATGAACTCTTCTCTAGACCCAGGTTGCAATACATCTATCACATCAAGTAATGCTCTGTATCCTGCACTGTTTCTCATTGCTGTGTCCATCTTTGGTACTATGACTTTCCTTATCTCTCCACTCTTGCTTATGATGACGCAACTGTCTCCATCAACAAACTCTAATTCGTCTGTCTCATCCACTTCTATCCTAGACAATCTTGGCCTCCCTTGCTGTGTCCTGGACCAACATTTGATCGGCCGGGTAGCTCTTCAACTTGCTTGGCCAGAAACTGGTGTTTATAAATCTTTCTATCATTTGTAATTGTTCGTCGTTAAATGATTTTAACATCCTTTTCCCTGCACTGCAACCTAGCAACAACCAAGGACTTATCTTTCCTTGCTGTATGTGTTGCACTGCCCTGTTGGTGTTGACCAATCTGAAGTAGTCAGGCCATTGTGCATTCTGCTCTGTGGCCCAGTCCATCATGGTCGCGATGCTCCTCTGTAGTGCGGCTTCCACCGGTTCTGACTTCAGTGCCTCTATCAGGTACGCTTCGTACAGATCATCTCTGGCCCAGTGATCCAACTTGATCTGGGAGTGTAGCACGTAGTCTATGTACTTGTCTGGATACAATGGATTGATATGCATTATGAATCTCCCAAACTTGACAAACGCATTGTAGTAAGCACTGTCAACGAAGTCGTCGTATGTTCTGGGTTTTGAATTGTGTTGATGTATCTCGTAAAATCTTTGGAACACCATGAAAGCGTTGACAACCCATTTTTCATCTCGCTGTAGGTGTCTTCTCTTTGGTTCACACAGGTGAACTTGTAGTGTACGTTCCTTTGCGAACTCCTTGTCACAGTATGTACATTTATTTGTCAATGCCATGCGCCTCTACTAATTCCTCTAGTTCTCTGTCTGTTATTACTTTGTCTAGTGTTTCCAGGTCTGCCTCTTTCCATGTTGGGTATATCTGTTGCAGTTTCTTGAGACTCTTGTTTGCTACACGTTTCATTGGTTTGATCCATGGATGGAATTGTTGTGTCTCTGCTCCACACATGGCGGTCAGTATCCATAACAGTTTCTTGTGTTTGCCTAATGTGAAACAGTGTTTGTTCACACACTCGTTGACCATCTCTATGTAATGTTCCACGTAGAAAGGATCTTTAGAAGACACGCTGGAAACATATCTCATCAGCATGTAAGGAGAATACAAGGACTTTTCCTTGTCATCAATCCTATCAAAGTAGTCCTTGTTCCTATAGTCAACGGCTTTGAGCCCGTTCCTTAGATCGAAGAATTTTCTATTTTTTTCTGCTGGCATATTTTAATCCAAACATTGTACAGTCTTTTGGAGTTGTAAATGTCAATTGTAATTTATTATCCATATGTTTCACACCTGAAATTTTTAATTTAGATTTGCCTAACCAGTCAAAAAAGTCAACGGCCCATTCTTTGTTCATCCATACAGGAGTCCCATCACTGGTGATGATTATGGGTGCTTCTATTTTGATTGTTTTCCTACCAGACTGAGCCATAGTCCACCTGTTCACACTGCCTAGAGATCTCTTTGACGAAGTAGGCACATATTGGTTTTGGCCCGTTGCTCAACGGAACAGCCAACATCTGTCCTGACTTGATCTTTGGGAAGTACCATTTGACTTCCGTGTATATGTCCACAACGTCTATGGGATAGAAATCCGGTTTTGGACTGGATAGTGGATTGAATGTGAATGCATCAAATCCCCGGTCGTTCAAACTTGTTATTGGTAACACATGCATCTCCGATTGTCCGGCCTCGCCTATTAGCATCTTCCAGTCAAGCGGCATCTTGATCCTGTGTTCTCCAATTTGTAGGACTGCCGCGGGAGCATTGAAGCTCTCTAGGAATATCAACGGTATATAAAAGAAATCCGGTTCATTGGGATCTGAATTATCAAGTACAGCAAACCTCAAGTTCTCATCAACCCATTCTGGAATCTTCTCTAGTCTGTATGTTCTGTTGTCAAGTGTAAGGATTTTCATAATTTATCTTTTCTATATTATACGGGTAATTGGCCTCTTTGTAAAACTTTTTCCTTGCTCCCAAGTGTCTTTTCGCAAACTTGCAACTGCTGGTAATGTCCCATATCTGCACGTTGTCTTTGTCTTCTGCCTTCCTAATTCCACGACCTATGCTCTGTATCACACGGACGAACGACTTGCCCGGCTCTATGAGAACAAGATTGAAAATACGAGGAATGTTAATACCAACACTGGCAACTCCATATGTGGCGATAATAATCTTATTTGTTGCAGTAGATACTTCATCATATTGTTCCTTCCTGTCTACGTTTTTAGTTGATCCAGATACAAACACCGAACCCTCTAGTTGTTCTTGTAATATCTCTCCCGCCGATATCCTGTCAACGAGTACCAAGGTGTTGCCTGATGTTGAGACATCTTTTATAGTTTTCGCAACCCATGCCATCCTAACTTTGTCCGTTGTGAGCCATTTAAGTTCTTCTGCATATGTTTTGAACATCGGATGGTCTTGAGTCTGTAAGACATTCACGTGACAGTTTGCGAGTACTCCTTTGTCTTGCAGTTCACTTGCTTGTATTCGGTGAGTGACGTCACCTATGCTACATTTCAAACCCATGAACTCGTAGTCTGCTTTGGGCACTGTTCCTGTAAGTCCCCAACGTATGCCACAGTGTGCGAAAGGTCCAGTCAACAATCTTTTAAGCACGTCGGCCTTGGCCATGTGTACTTCGTCAATTATCACTGTGTTGATTCCTTTTATCGCTTCTGCAAATGCTTCCGAGTGTTCGTCTTTGCTTTTCTTTTCTAGTATGTTTAGTGATTGCCACGTTGCGATAGTGTTGAACCTTCCAAGTTCTTTCCTGTCTCCGTAGTACACACCAACATCTAAATTACAGGCAACAAAGTCTTCTTCTGTCTGTGTCACTAGACTTTTGTTTGGCACTATTGTCAGTGTACGTCCATAGGGCTCGACCAGTTGACACAACGCCGCGGTGATGATAGTCTTACCTGCTCCTGTGGCGATCTCCTGTATGCACTGGGGATTTTCTATGAACTTGTTTATTGTCTCTACTTGATAATCTCTTAACTCTATTGCCTGCCCGGCCATTGGGTGATTGGTGGGCCATGTGATGTGCGATAGATACCCTTTATCTATTGTTTTAAATTCAAAGTTGTGTTGCTCCCTGTGATCTTCCATTTCTACGTACACGCCTCCGTCTTCCAGTATGGGAAGTATTTGATCGACCAGGTTGAGATAGGTAGTACCACCCAACCCAAAGAATGACACCTTGCCGTCCCACCTGCCTAGCTTGACTGCTGGGAGATGTCTGGCATACGGTATCTCATATTTGAATTTATTGGATAGCCTCTTCCTCCATTCTAGGGAAAGGTTTTCAAATTTGACGTTCACTTCGTCTTTTATTACTAATTTACAACTGCTCATATTTAAAGTTTCACTATAACGTGATCGTGCCAATCCCAACTACTCGGCTGGTGATCACTATAATACAACTTTTT